CCCAAATCATCATCGGGGTCTTCAGTTGAAATAATCCCATATAAAGGCACAGCCAAATCATCTTCAACTTCTTCCGGGTCATCCGTACTGCCTATATCATCTCCCCCCATATTAGGAGGCCGCGTAAACGTAATATCCCACGACTTGAAATCTCCCAGTTCCACATGAGAAAGATGATCCGGTTCGAAGGGCCGGTAATTGTACCTTTGTACCACTGTTTCTATATCAATACCCAGATCTTCATCATGAACGCTTACTTTCAAGCCTATGTCAATCTTAAATTCTCTTTCTGGAAATATCTCACTAATGTTGCTAATATTTTTTAGCTCCGCCACGGAAAGACGATAGTTTACAAACGGGTGCATATGAAAGGACAGGTAGCGCTCTGACACCCATTCTATTGTGGTCTGGTGCATAACTCCCGGAAATCTAACCATAGACTGTTTCGGGATGCGGTATTTATTCCTAATTTCCTCTGGTGCTACCGCAAGATGCTGAACCGGGTTATCTTCCCCTTCCGGAGTTTCTCCTATCCCATATAAGTGAGTGATGATATTGGAATAATCCGCCTCCCTTTCCACACTTTCATTGTTTTCAGCATAGTTGAATTCAATCCCCGAGTCCGGCAGGTTGCCGACCTCTGGAACAATAATAAGTTGCAGATTATCAAACATGTAAGTAACGGCCCAGGGAGCAAGAATGGCTTTTAGACATTCCACAACTCTATCTCCTCGATTGTACTCAACATACCGGGTTACATCGTACGTTGCACTACCTGTATCCACTCCAGTGACCGTAATGCCAAAAGGAGTGAGCAATTCTTGTAGGAACTCCAACAAATACCCTCTGCGAGCAACCGCCCACCAAACTTTCCGATTCTCCATCTCGAAGAATATGTGTGTGCCAGCGACCCGCAATATTGGATTACCATCCCGTTGTCGTACTTTGTTGATCTTCTGGAAATAATACTTCTGCCCTTCGCACTCTATATACCGCCCGGTTTCTATCTCTCCGACAGCATTTGCATCGTAAGGCATAGATATATCGATAGTATGGCTTCCCCCCATCTCTTTTCTGATTGTCAGTTCCATAATATCAGTATTAGGAATAGATAGAATAGTGTTAAAATCCTTATCCAATATTACCGCAGCTTCAAATTCAACATGCTCTCTTTCCGAAACTGTTACCTCGCATGTGTCAGATGCCCCGTCTCTTTCAGCAGTTATGATCGTGGTTCCATATGCTACGCCAATAACTTCCCCTCGCTGAGTACATCCTGCTCGCCCGCCCCCTTCACCGGGTTGTACAGTTGCGACGCTCTCATCACTGCTTGACCAACTAACAGTTCCAGCATCAAATCCATTCTCAAGTTGGGCTTCGATTACCAACAATTCGTCAACGTCAATCGTGGCTGATTGTGGGGTGAGTTCAATACTAGTAACCGCCATCTAATCTAACTCCCTTCTTCTTCCTTAGCATCGCACTCGAACTCAATACTTGCATAAACAGTCGCTCCTATACTCTGCGGGTCCAGGTCAATTTGATCATAAACTTCTGCCGTATGAACCTCATCAGGCTGATCTCCAAATATGAGTGCCCCTTTACCGTCCAGAAAACCTTTTAGTGCCTCCACTGTATTCATAGCATCTCCATATTCTTCCCCGGATATAGTTATCTCGACAGTGATCGTATAATCCTCCGGCGGGCCTACTCCAAAATCCCAAGTACCAGCCCTACCGGGAATTACTACCTTATGGCGTCTCCGAGCTTGCCTAAGAGGTCTGACTACCCGGCGTATCAATAATTTTACGTTATCCGTCGCCTGGCCCAGAAAGCTATCTCCCTGGAACGTGAAATCATCAATTGATATCGTACCCATTATCCAGCGCTCCTATTCCTCCGCTCTTTTAATTCGTTCAACTGCCTTGCAATCTTTTCAACGTCCGCTTCCTCACGAACAACTAACTCCGATATATAGAAATTGTACTCGTTATAAGTGGCACCGCCGCCTCCTTCCCCCGGGGGGCTGACGCGCTCTCTATCCCTCAGTAAAGCCAAGCCTTCCCCGCCTGGATTGGGGGCACGATAAACTCCACCTTGGTGTAGGGTGGGGATACTTTCAATATCAAACCCGAACTCTTTTCCACCTATCTCAGGCACCCAGTCAGGAACGGTGATATTAATCTGGTTTAATGCCCCGATAACAGTATTGATGCCCTCAATTATGGTGTTGATAAATCCTTTAATTTTACCAGTTATCCCTTCCCATATACTTATGACGCCGTCTCGGAACTCCTCCCACTTTTCAGTCAACCAATCAATCGCCGGTTCAAAGAATTCTTTGATCGCTTCAACCGCGCGTCCTACTGCCTCCTTGATTTCATCCCAGTACTTCACAATATAATACACTGCTGCTCCAACGGCCGCCACCACTGCTGCGATAATTATAATCTTCGCAGATAGGATCCCAACAATAACCCCCAGCACTGTCTTGACCACAGCCAAAGCCCCAGCTAATTTTCCTGTAACAGCAGCAAGCGCTCCCATACCTCCAGCAGCAGCTTTAGTAGCCCCAGCCTTTATGAATAATTTAGCATTAAGCAGCTTTAACTGAACATTAGTTTTTACTAAAGCTGCCCAATATGCGAGAGTATGACCAGCCAATAACTGCTTGCCGTAGTAAACCGCAGGCAGTATTCCAGAAATGCCCGATAAGACCATTGAAAAGTCAGCCGCCATAGGCAACGCCCCAGCTATACTGTAGGACAGTTCACTGAACCAGTGCTGTACGTGCTGTAAAGGAGTTGTAAGATCATAAAGATCGTCGGCACGTTTTTGAAGTTCTTCCCCGGATTCTTCTAACATGCTTTCAAATTCTTCCAACTGTTCATTAGACAATCCTAATTGACTTATGAGACCATCCAAATCCCCATCAGCTTCCCTGACAGCTTGACGAAACTCCTGGCGCAACGACCTGGCCGACATCCCGGTTTCGTCCTGGAAAGCAGCCATCAATACCGCGGCTTGATCAACATCAATACCCAAATCCCTCATTTCTTCCGAGGAACGGTCTATTGTGTGAAGAAATTCAGATACGTCAAAGCTCGTTTCTCTCATAATCAAACCCAAAGCATTTATTGTTTCTCCTTCTTCTCCAGCTTCAATACCAAGCGAACGTAAAGACATTCCAAGCTCTGCCAATCGCTCAACGTTTTCGCCTGTAGCATCTGCTACGGTGTCCCAGAATGCAGCATATTCCTTTAGTTGATCAACGTTTCTAATTCCCTGCTGCCGCCCAATTTCCATTACCGCTATAACATCTTCAACAGCGAAAGTAGCATCAGCCAGTGACCTCACAACGCCACGAATTTCTCCTTCCGTCATATCTAAATCACGGGCCAGAGCGCGGGTGGACTTAGTCATGTCGGCTTGGCTACGGGCTAGAGCCTCGATCGCAGCAGTGGCTGCCGCAGCTGCCGCAGCAACTTTCAAAAAGTTGTCTTCCATCCAAGTAGTCGTTTCTTCGGTAGTTTCACCAATACCTTCAATTACTCCCGAAGCTTCGTCTTGAGCACGAATAACTACATCCATTGTAGAAGCGATAACAGCACCCCTCCCTTCTATACCTTACCGGCTTTTCGACTTTTTGCCTTTCTTTTTAAAACTTCCTGGTCATCTTCCTTTCCAGATTTTCCAGATCCACCTTGAGAAGATTTAAGGGCTTTATAAAACTTATCCAACCCGAATAACAAGAACGTCGTCTGTAGCGGGGTCAGGTCAGATTGCGTTTTCGCCAGCGGCATTCCGCTTAGATGAAGACTTACGATTTGTTGCCCCTCGTGACCCCTGGCGAAATTTCTGTATCGCTTCCAATCCTCCGCTTACTCCTGATAGGCTGTAAACCTCATAGGCAATCTTCGCGACAACGCCGGGAGGCTTTAATCGTTTCACTTCTTCAGCTGTCCATTCTTCTTCAATGGACATAGCAAAAGCAACCGCCATGACGTTCCCTTCAAATTCTTTCTGAACGTACTGCTGCATATCCATTTCTACACTCATGTTTTCAGCTGTTTTTAAACGGTCGACGTTCCCTTCTTCGTCATAAACAGCGCCACCACCCAGTTTCGCACAAGAGCCTTTAAGCGCCTCCACCTGGGCATATTCCCCTTCGGTCAGGGGACGGACCGAAACTGATCCGCCCCACTCTGCCACCTCAATTTCATGAACAGCATCTTTCCCTTGAAGGATGTCTGCTTTAGTAAGTCTCTTATCATTCATATTCTCAATGCTCCTTTCCGGATTATGAACTTACCTCTTACATCTCATCTTCGTCGTTCTCCAGCGAACAAAGAATCTCTGATTCTTCTTCACTTGCATCCTCCAACGTAACCATATCAAACAACGCCCTGACTTCTACCGGTTGATCCATTTCGTCTCTGCCGGAAGGTTGTTGTTGTGTACTGGTGCTGATTACTTTTGGAAGAAGAATTTCCAGCTTGCCGTGTGTCTCGCATGGGCTAGTATCAATCACAAGCTTGAGCCCAAACTCAGTAGGACCGCACTTGTCAGGGCCAGTAGAACCGCCCCAGAATTTCTCCAAGAAGTCTGTGTTTTCATGGAAGAGGGTTAAAGAAAGCGTAGTCTCCCGATCACCCACAGGTACTCTCGCCGGATGCATATTACCGACGTGCCTACCTGCTGAAGCATCCGCATTATTGTTGATCGTCAGAGTCATTTCCTTTATCCTCGCACCGATATCTGTCTCAGAACTGTTTTCAATCAGATAAGCGTTGACTTCATGAAAAGCGATTGGATATTCTTCTGGAAAGCTAAGTTCCCCGGTCTCCAACGCCGCCTTAGCATCGTTCTTAGCAGCCACATCCACAGTAGCCATGCAAAGAGCATCCCCCACGTTAATCTCCAAGCTGTTAACTACACAACCAGAGAATACGTGCTCAAAGATGTCCTTTCCGATCCTTGCGCAGAATGAAGGCAGTATCACGTCATGGGTGCCCCAAATCTCATGGAGGTTATTTCCGTTTGAACCGCCGAGTGCGGTGAAGTCATAATCTCCCAACGCCCACTTTAAGAACCAACCGATAGTACGCACATCCAGGCCGTAGACTATGTTCCCGCTCGGAGAATAGAATCCTGGGCGGTAAACCCTAGCCGATCTGCGCGCGCCTCCTCCGTAGATTATATGCGGATCTGACGGTGAATCCAGTGAACTGGACGCAATGTCAAGATGAACATGTGCTGAAGGAGCTGGATCCTGACCATATTCCGTTTCTTCCACAATACCACAATACCTTCTAATTCCACCTGTATTATTTGCCATTTCTTTCTACCTCCTTTCTTAAGGATTATGCTCCAAGATTACAAAATGAACTTCCACTATTGCTAATGAAGCGAATAAATCATTTCTCTGAAAGTCTGGGCCAGAAGGCTCAAAATTTCCCGCCCTTACATCTTGCACGAACCCGAGGCATCCCAAAGTCCTATCTTTAAGGACGGCGCTTTGCGCATCCGCAGCCAAGACGGTTGCTGTCCGGTAGCCTTCCTCTGGATCTTGACTCTTAACCAAGCTGGTTATTTGTATTTGTTGTGACCAAACACAAGCCTTAGTCCGCCTTTCATGACTCGGAGTAGCCGTTAACGGCTGAATCCACAAGGCGGGGGTGCGAGGCTGTGGGCGGCTTCTATCAGCCCTCACAATTTGCTCAACTGATAGTAACGTATGATATTGCCCTTCCATTTTTTCTTCCTCTAATCTCCGAGCCACCGCATCCATTATACTAGTCAAGGCGTCAGAAAACTTCATAAGTTCCATGGTTAAGCCGCCCCCACTTCATCTAAAGCTTTTCGAACAAACTCTTGCGATCTTTGCTCCGACATATTTATCGCTCTATCTGCGTACGGATTCGGTTCCTGTCCTTTAACAGATTTCAAGAACCACATCTTCCCTCGCCACTCAAATGCTAAGTAGCGGGCTCTGACCGGAACGATGGGCTGGCCAATCGGGCCATGAACTCCTGTGCCTTCGTGGACAAAAAGAGCGTAAAGCACGTTTGTATATATTCGCCAAGCGAAATCATCTATCTGTTCGAGATTAAAACTACCAGCCAGCCTGCCCTTATCAGTCGGGGCTTCTTTTCGTATATTAGCCCAGACATCCAAAGCCAGCAATTCTACCGCCCGCTTACAAGCTTCTTTAGCCAAAGAGACGAAATCTTGAATCGCTTGCTCATCCCATTCAAATTCATACCTCATTATTTTTCACCCCCCGGAATAAACATCCTAAGTCGGGGCTTAGCAAGATAGCGTCGTAAATCTTTCTTGATGGCTTCAGTGAACACCCGATCTTCAACCAACTGCACTGAAAAATCATCCTTTTTTATAATCGGAGTTGTCCGTCGTAACACTGCTTGGCCGACCATGTTTGACATTATTCGAAGCGCGATAGAGTGTATTCCCGGCGGAACTTTATCCCGTTCTCCGGCACCCACCTCAGCATGGTAATCTCTGTTGCGATCATGATCGATCAGGTCTTTGATCTCAACCAGTCTGTTTTCAATCCAATCTCGTGCACTGGCCTCGGACATAAAACCCAAATCTTCAATCCTCATACCAGTATGTTGTAGCACATCGTCAACAGAACTATAGTATTTCTTTTCCTCCGCCATACTAACCACCATCCTTGCGATGTTTACGCTTATGATTCTGCAGTCCGCGTTCACTCTTTGCCGTAAAATCACATCCGGGGCAATCACACTTTAAACCATTAGTGTAAATAACAAGTGCGCCACAAGCCTCGAGTTCTGCATAACCGTTCTTCGTCACAGAAACCTTTCTTTCCGCCTTTGGTCGGAAAACAAAACCCGCCCTATAAACAATTTCGTCAAGCATATTCACAACAACTATATTTTCCTTTGAGCGAGCCATGACTACCCTCCATTCATCGTTGTATAACTCTTAAATGTTGACAGCTCTTTACTTCGGCAAAATTTGGCTTCGTTTTATTAACCAGAACAGGTGAGCTCGGCATAAAAAGCAACCCTGCCCGTTCGATTGGCTTGTCCGATTCG